GTCCAGAAGGAGCACCGTTTTTTCATGGCTACTACTGCGTTAATGCAGAGCCATCAATCACCCACTACATTACTACCCAGGGACCAAAAGAAAACCATAACGTCAATAACCGTGCAGTTCTTTCAGAGATGGGGCATCCACACGCTATGGGAGACTGGGACTGGCAAGGTGACCGCATTACGGTAGCATATGACGTTCTGCCACTAAAGAACCTAATTCAGTCTGGGATCGAGCAAGAACAGCATTGGATTCCGCTACGTTGATAAACAAAGTTATTTGCTTTATTTTGGGTCACAACGTAAAGACTGACAGATGTCCAGTAACCAATGCTACACTCAGTTCATGTACTAGATGCGGTAAGGGCAGACACAAAAAGGCTCCAACCTCAAGTTTCTCTTAGTCGGGAACCAGGCCGATTGTACCATTTTATTTAGTAGTTTGTGTGATAAAATAGTTACATGTCTACACCATCCAACTCCTATGCTGAAAAGATTTTTTCAGAGCATCCAATATCTCTGTGGGCACTAGATGACCAGGTTGATTATTTTTCTATAATTTCCGAGGCAGACAGAGATTTGTCCAACTGGACAATTACAGTCCAGAACCCAAACTTTCCAAACGATCCAAACCCAGAGCACATTGTCCCAGAAGAAGTGTCCATGTCTGGGGAGCCTTTCCCACTAAGCAAACTATTCTCTATTGTTGGGCCAACTATTGACTCAGACGTTTGCACCATCCAGATGGTTAGCAGCGACATTGTCAACATTAGCGAACTTGACCAGGACCTTTCCACATTTTCTGTAGGGTCCTATATTTACTCAGCAGGACCATACCTGACTGGAATTCAGGTGGGCTATGAATACTATGACACAACAAATGGCAAGACTGTTCAGAACTTAAAAACATACACAGTGTCCTTGGACGGAAAGTGGATGTTTGTATCAGAGACGTTTGATCCGCCTGCAGAAAATACAGAAGTACGTTTGGTGATCAAGGTCTCATACACGCCAATTCCAGACGTTACCGAGTATCAGTTTTTTATTAACGGAATATCTTTCGGACAGTGGTCAGAAGAATTTAACTCAACGTCATTGGGAACGCCATTATCTGGCCTAGAAGATCTTCCAGCAATCTCGGGTATTGAAAGTAGTTATGGAATCAAAGCCTACGCTTACGGACTTTCGGATTTGTCTGGATATTACCTGTCAAGAAATAGCAGGATATTCGCAAAGAATTCTGGGGTTCCACTAGTTTATGGTGCCACAGGAGTCACATCGCTTATTCCAAATGGCACAGATCCCTCTCTAGTTATTCCTGGAAACGGATTCCTAAACGACTCAGGCAGATACAAGGAAATGACTTTTGAAATGTGGGTCAGGCTAATGTCCGACACACAAACATACAAGAGAATCTTCGGTCCAGTTTCATCTACAGATGGAATCTATGTCAATGGACCATTCATATCCATTAGGATCGGAGACTCTGTTGGGTCCTACTTCGTCGGGGACTGGTATCGTCCGATGCTACTACACTTCTCTGTGTCTGAAAATTCTGCGGTACTGCTAATGAATGGCGAACAAATCATATCAATATCCTATGACACTGAGTCCATAGACCTACCAGATGAATTCTCCACTGCCGATGGAACTCAGTATCAGAATGACTGGCTGGGGTTCTACGCCCACTCAGATGTCTATCCTTTTGAACTAGACTGTGTAGCGATATACTCCTACAGAGTTCCAGCAGTAGTTGCTAAAAGAAGATGGGTCTACGGACAGGCAGTAGAATTCCCAGAGGATAAGAATACTGCGTATAGCGGATCATCGGTTGTAATCGACTATCCATTTTCAAAATACACAAACAACTATTCGTATCCTGGTCTAGGAACTTGGAACCAAGCAACTGTTGACAACTTCACCATAGACTCTGGAAACCTAAACTCCCCCATCTTCTCAGCACCAACCGCCTCATTTGACAATAGAGTCTCTGGTGATTGGCTAGACGACATTCAGAGCATTCAATCAGACTCAGAGAACATTCTAGTAAGAATGAGACCAGATAAATCTTGGTCAGAGACTAGCGGTCACATATTGCTGGATGGAAACTCAGGCTTAAAAGATAAGGTGGATGCGTTTTACGGAGTATTCAAGCAGACATCTCAAAACACCCAGCCACAGGTTCTTATACATGTAGACGATCAGCAAACAGGAGACTACTTTCAACTTAGGCTCGGCCTCGACAATATTGAGTATGTTCTAAAGACTGGGACAGCCGAAACGGTGTTCTACTCAGTTGAAAAATTCTTTGTTGGTGAAAAGTTTTCTGCAGGAATCAGCGTTCCATTCCTCTCAAACTATTTTGGTGGATCTGTGTCTGCCTTTTTCAGCAGAGGGCCTTCGCTCAAGTACTATGTTGGAGGATCCAAAGACTTTGAGTCAACCTTTACTGGAAACATCTATGCCGCTGGCCTTTGCACAACAAGAAACTACTCAAAAATATCACAGTACTTTGCACCAAACGGTGTGTTGTCTGACCACCTAAGATTTGTTTATGTGGATGGTGGAACACCAGATGCTACTGCTTGGCAAGAGTACCTAAGTGGGGGAGCAGCAAATAGCGAAGTCTGGGAATTCATCTCAGACGGTGGAAATATTAGTGAGCGTGTCACGGTATTTCTTCAGGACCACATAGCCAGTTACACCTTTAAGCCACAGATGCTTTTTGATAGAGTAGTTCTAGACGTGCAGACGGACTCATATTGGGAAGACTATATTCCGCTTACATATTTTGGAAAGTACGTCGTAGATCCAGACGGAGACTCTCGCTACGCCTTAAACTTTATGCAGTTCAACATTAACTATCCTGCACCATCGGTATATGTTCAGGAAGATGTTTCTGGATCATGGACATACTCAGAATTGCTTTCTGAGTACTCCTCACCATTTCAAAGAAAGTACACGTCGCTAGACAACCAACTATTCACAAATTTTGAAAACTATAATGACCTAAAGAATAAGTCTACCAAGACATATAAGTATGACACCTCTAATTCTATGGTAAGAACTTTTATCACTTTCCAGTACATCGAGTCAGGGGCCAATGCTGTTTCTGGATACTTCACCACAACAAAGTTGGCACCGAAGTATGGCATTGTAGAGCCAGGGGCAGACGGAGAAGACTGGACGCAGACTAGATATGAAGTTGTAGACAATATGGTGATCTATCCACCAAACAAGGTTGACTTCAGAAAACTTGCAATCGTTGTTTCTATCGAGGCAAAGAACACGTCATCTACACAGAACCCACTAAAGATCAGAAGCCTTCAGATAGCATCACAGGCTTTTGACAAGTCAATGGCCAATGAGATTGGCACTCGCTTTGGAATTCCTATGTACCCATACAAGAAGAATGGCCTATACTACGACTATGACGGAAAGAATCCTTTTACTATTTACAAGGGCAGCACACCGTACCTATACCTGACGAGAACGAGCGGTATCAAGTTGCGAGGAACCTATGACCCTATGGTTAATCGTGGAATATCGATTCCAATTAATGAGAGCAAGTCTAAATTGTTTAAGGCAATTGCTATGCAGACTGCCATCCGATATGACGAAGACTTTTTCCCATATGCCCCAACAGAAATTTTTGAAATAGAGGGTAGAGAATCATACATCAAGTTCTATCTTGTTGCCAATCACCCGAGTGGAAAACGTGCAAAGATCTATGGTGTCAATGCAAAGACAGGAAGAATAGAGGACGGCATCGCCTTTTACCTGAATGGAAAGTTGGTAAAAGAGCCAAATATTAGCATCAAGGAATGGAACATGCTGGGAATTTCTTTTGCAGGAACCATAAACTTTGGCGACTTTGTGGGGGCAATTAGACTTAATGGACCAATGACCTTTAACCTTATCTCGTACTATCAGTCAACAAACCTTCAGGAGGTGCAGGAGGTTCAACTAAGACCTTGGTTCCAAGTTAAAAGATCTGGAGAACTAACCCTAGACTGGCAATACTGGGAGGATTCTGGTTACATTTGGCAAGAAGTTCTGGTCATTTCCTCAAATAGTTTGTTTGGAGTAAGCCCAGAAGACATCTACAAGTCTTACACAGGAACAAACAGAATCATTATTGATGATGACAGACAATTAAAGTTTGGAAATGCAAAATATTCTGTGTTTAAGGATCTTTCGTGGCAAAGCGAAACACTTAAAGCCATTTAGTATGGTATACTAGTGGTTATGAATCTAGAAAATAATACATTCCCTGGTCAAATCGGTGAATCAAAAGTAACCGTAATGGACAAGGATTATCCTTGGGGCATCTATTTCTGGAAGAAGGCTAACGGCAAGCCTTTTACAGATGGCCAGGGTAGCGTTCTAAACATACCGTCCCATAGGGGTGACGCACTTCAGATTCAGAAGTTAGCAAGAGAAGCAACTGCTCTAGGCCAAGGAGATGGCTCATATGAGTTCATGCCAGGCGTAGAGAGAGTTTCAGAAGATGAGTACGCAGAGCAAGTAGAGCGTATGAAGCAGGGTCTTATTCCAAACCTTAATGACCTTGGTGCTGTTCAGGCAGCAAAGGATACCCTTGCCATGTACGGAAGTGATGAGTAATGTCAGAAGAAAACGAGTACTACGTACCATACCTGGACATCCAGGCACCAGAATTTGAAAAAGAGGTTGACCAGTTTAAGGAGCAAGATCCATTTGCAAAAGACTGGGCAGTCCTAAAAAACCTATCAGGTCTAGAGAAGAACTTTAAGCGTCGCTCAGACAGAATTTTCTCAAAAGCACTTGTAGACGTAACCACACCTGGATACCAGGACAGTGCTCTAGTCAACAGCATTGGTATGAATGGGGCACAGTCTAAAGAGATTAACCCAGGAACAGTTTACCGTAATGGATATGGCATGTTTGATGTCATCACCCCACCATGGAACCTATACGAACTAGCAAACTACTACGACACCTCGTTTGCGAACCACGCAGCCATTGACGCAAAGGTCGAAAACATCGTTGGACTTGGCTATGATTTCGAGGTATCCAAGCGTACCCTAATGTCTCTAGAAGCATCAGACAAGCCAACAGCAGTTGACAAGGCACGTAAGCGTATCGAACGTGTGAAGGTAGAACTAAGAGACTGGCTTGAAAACCTAAACTCAGATGACTCATTCACCACCTCAATGGTAAAGGTAATGACAGACTATGAGTCAACAGGAAACGGATACCTTGAAATCGGTAGAACCGTTAAGGGTGACATTGGATATGTTGGACACATCCCAGCAACTACTATGCGTGTTCGTCGCCTACGTGATGGCTACGTTCAGATCATCGGTCAGAAGGTTGTTTACTTCCGCAACTTCGGTGCAAAGAATGCTAACCCACTGACAGAAGATCCACGTCCAAACGAGATTATTCACTTTAAGTCATACTCTCCACTAAACACTTTCTATGGTGTGCCAGACATCATCTCTTCAATTTCCGCATTGCATGGAGACCAGTTGGCATCCCAGTACAACATTGACTACTTCACCAACAAGGGTGTTCCACGTTACATCGTTACCCTAAAGGGTGCAAGACTTTCGGA